CCCCGACGGCAATACTGCCGTAACGTCGCGCAAGGATATTAAAGCAAAATGCATCTTAACGCCTACGCTTGTTAATAAAGTTGCGACAAAGCTTAAAAAAGCGAAAGCACCTAAAGTCAGCGGAAGCTACATTATGATGATACATCCCTCGTGTTCATTCGACATCAGAGAGTCGGACGGATGGAAGGATGTTCATAAGTATTCTGCGGTCAAAGAGATCTTCAACGGAGAAATCGGCGAACTCCACGGCGTAAGATTCATCGAAAACGACAATGTAAAAGTTGTTGCGCCTGCGATGATATCCGATGAGATTAACAAATTGACTGTTAAAACCAAAGTCGGCACGGCGGGAACGAGCATAGCGGTAAATGAAAAGCTCACGGCACAGGCAAGCTGTGAGATTCCCGTGTATATTAACGGCGTTGAAAATAAGATAACGGCGATTGCGACGAGCGGGGACAGTTCGACGATTACGGTATCGTCAGCGGTCACAGCCGAAGCCGGAGACCTTATCTGCGGGCAGGGCGCGGGCAAGGACGGCTCGGCGGTATATCTTAATATGGCAATGGGTGCAAAGGCTTACGGTATCGTCGACCCCGAGGGCGCGGGACTCGAAATGATAATTCATGACAAGAACTCCGGCGGTACGGAGAATCCGCTTAATCTGTATTCGACAATCGGATATAAATTCATGTACGGCTGTAAAATTCTCTATCCCGAAAGACTTATCCGCGTAGAGTGCGGTTCGGAGTTCAGCTCGGTGGATGAGGAAAACTGATCGGAGGTTATTTTTAAATGGCAAGAGTAATTAAGCCCGGCGAACCTTTGTACGACGTAATGATACCCAAAGTTTACGGTAACAAGGGTGAGGACGCTATGTATGTGTCCGTAAACGACGAAGCAATAAGAATTAAATACGGTGAAAAGGTCAGAATTCCCGAACGTTTTAAGGAAGCCATAGACGAGGCTTTAAGAGCGGAGGGGCTGGCGGATTCCTACGCTGAGAAAGTAATGTTTAAGGAATCAAAATAAACGCCTTGACGGGAGACGGAGAGAGTATATCTCCCCTCCCGTCTTTTTTTTAGACAAGGGGGTAGGGTAAAAATGACGATAAACGAAGCGATAGATAACATTGACGCGCGGAAAATCGGAAATCAGTTTGAGAGACGCGAAAAAATCGCCTGGCTTAGCCAGCTTGACGGGCGGATAAAGAGAGAAATCATAGACCGCCACGAGGGCGGAGAGAATATAAAATTCGAAAAATATGACGAAAATACGAACGCAGATACTGAATTATTAGCGAGCGGAGCGTATGAAGATTTATATATATATTATCTCGAGGCTATGATAGACAGAGCGAATCAGGAGAGCGAGCATTTTAATGATGATATGATAATGTTTAATTCTGTCTACACGGCGTTTTCGCGCGATTATAACAGGCGGAACATGCCGAAAGAGACGAGAATAAAAGGAGTGTAAGATATGTTATTACCCCAGCTCAGCGGAGGAGCGAACAGCCGGCAATTTGTGCAAAACTTCGGCGGAATGAATCACAACAAGCGCGGAAACACGGGCGAACTGTACGACGTTATGAACATGACATGCGACAATTATCCTATTTTGTCTACGCGTAAAAAACGCGCCGTCGGAAACTTAAACGGCGTTAAAAACGTCAGCGGAATGCAGACGATAAACGGCGCTATCTATTATATCGGAATGAAAACGATAGAAAATACAAATACTGATGAATCCGACGAGGAACCGACGTATACGTACGAATATCACTTGTACAAGAATAACGAAGAAGTCGACGGATATACATTCTCGGAAGGCGATAAACGCACGGTGGTTATGGGCGCAAATATAATCATATTCCCCGACAAAGTTAAATATAACACGGTCGAAAATACGTTTGAGAGTCTCGTTGCGGTTTTTAACAAAAGATATGAAATGAGAATCGTTGACTCGCTGTATAAAGACTTGCCCGAGTACTGGGAGGTCGACGGAAAAAATACGCTCAGAAATAACGTGCTTCTCGGAATCGCGGTTAACGAAGAAGAATATAAAATTTTAAAAAATCCGAACAAAAATAATACCGGTCAGGATAATTTAATAAACGAAGTTAACGAGCTGATTAATAAATATTTTTATCAGAAGTCGGGAATGGTACGCGAAAACTTTTATTTTTACAGCCCCGATAATAACGAATTATACTCCGTCGCAATACAACACGACGACAATTATACAAAATACGAATTCGGAGTTAAAACGAACGGACATTATCAGTTCGGTGCCGAAATAACATCAACTGCGCTGCACGAGATTAACTATATTATGGACTTGCGCGGGAATGAGATTTACTTTGCAGTCAAAAAAAAAGACAACACTGTTATATACGGCAAGGACACGCCGTATGTAAAAATAACGGGACCCGACATAGCGAGTATATTTGATTCGCGGGACATTATAAAAATAGAAGAGGGCGAAACGTCCGGAACGAAAAAAATATACACGCCGAACGATACCGTTGTTGTTTACAGTACTGACGCCGATGAAAGCTATATTATAGTGCAGGGCTTTTTAAACGTTATAAGAATTATAGACACAGCCGAAAAGCAGATTAAGATAACGCGCGAGGTTCCCGATATGGATTTAATCGTCGGTCATCATAACAGGCTGTACGGATGTAAGTTTAATGCGGTTAAAGACAACAAAAACGAAGCGATTAACGAAATATACATCTCAAAGCTCGGGTCTCCCGGTAACTTTACAGTCGCAACGGGAAGCGACGACACGGGCTATGTTATGAGCGTCGGAGAAAACGGAGAATTTACCGGCGCAATAAGCTACAACGGCAATGTCTACTTTTTTAAAGAGCGATGTGCAATCGGAATAAATTCATACTTTAACTCGACGGTGCTTCCGATTCCGGGGATAAGCAAGGAAAGCGAAAATTCGCTCACGATATGCGCCGGTTACTTAGTCTATTTAGGAGCTAACGGCGTGTACGCGTTTAACGGAGAAACGAGCGTCAACATTTCGGAAGCGTTTGGTGATACGAGTTACAGATTTGCGACATTCGGCGAAACACTTGGAAATAAGTATTATCTGTGCGCAGTTGAAAATGAAAAATACGAGGCGGAACGGCTGAACGCCGCCGAAGAAGCTAAAAGAATGAGGGAACAGAAAGTCAGCGAAGAGCTCGAAAAACAGGGGCTCAAGCCGACAAGCCCGTTATATAACGTTGTTAAACGCATATACGATTTGCTTTTCAAAGTTGCTTTTATAATCGAATCAAATATAAAAGTGCTTAACGATTCCAAAGCGGGCGTCATGCTCGTCTACGATTTTAATAAGTCGACGTGGATGAAGGAAGAACAGCAGTCGTTAATCAGGACAGGTGTGAGCGACGGCAGACACATATACTACTGCGATTACGACAATAAAGTATACAGAATAAGCGATAACGATACGTTTAATGTTACTCAGGGCTTTAGCTTTGAAGAAGAGCCCGATTTCAAATGGTATGCAGAGAGCGAAGAACTAGGATATTCATATCCCGACAGCAAACATATTTTAAAAATCAATCTGCGCGTAAGAGTGCCGGTCGGCAGCGAAATGAGAATAACGATGGAATACGACTCTGACGGGCGCGAAGTTAATTTATACGGTCTGCGCGATGTCGGGCACAAGAGTGTAAATTGTTATATAATCCCGCATCGGTGCGACCATCTTAAAATCCGCGTCAGCGGAAAAGGCGAATGCGATATTATCTCCGCTGCTGTTGTATTTTATCAGGGGAGTGACAGGTAATGAACGACAGAATAACGGTTGACAGGATTCCGCCGACGGTTATAAGAAGCAGAGAAACGGCGGAGCTTGTAAAGTGGTGCAACAAGCTGAGCGAGGCGTTTAACGCGCTGAGCGAAAAAGTACAAAAAATCGAGGAGGGAAAAGAAAATTGAAAAAAGAGTATGATTACAGCGGGAATTCAAAGAGTCCCGCCTCGAATCTTGTTAAAAATATAGCGTCGGCTAAAAAGAATATTGCGAACACGGTAAAAGACTATGCGGAAGGATATGACGAAGTTCAGGCAAATGCGGATAATCCGAACATGGCAAAGCTCGGCGACGCCGTAAAAAGTATATTCGGCGCCGGCAAAACCGTACTCGGTGCGGTTTCGGACGCACAGCAGACTATAAATAATCCGGCGTTGGAATTCCATGCGCCGGACAAAAGCAAAGTTACCGCCGCAGAAAAAGCATATGCAAACGCGAAGAATTCGCAGGTGCCGGAACTCAGCACGCCGGATAAAAGCAAAGTTACCGCCGCAGAAAAAGCGTATGCCGACGCAAAAAATACGCCGTCACCTACATTCGAGTACGGAGATATAAGCAAAAACGAGAGATATCAAAGCGCACTCAGTGATTTGGAGAATATAAAATCCTCGGAGCCGACGAGGACGGAATTCGGAAGTCTCGAAGACTATGAAGCGTACAAAAACGCAAGAGAAGCGTATGATAGCGCAAAGGCTAACCGCCCCGGAGAGTATCAAAGTAAATTTGACGAGCAGATTAACAGTCTTGTCGACCAGATTATAAATCGTGAGAAATTCGACTATAATTACCGCACTGATGACAAGTACGCCGCGTATAAAAAGAGCTCGGAAGAGGCGGCGCGCAAAGCTGCTAATAACAGCATGGCAATGGGCGCAAGAATGAGCGGAGGCTACGGCAATTCGTACGCGCAGAATGCTGCGGCACAGGCGTATGCCGAACAAATGGCGGGTGTAACTGATAAAATTCCCGAGTTCGAGCAACTCGCATATGAAAGAGACCGCGCAGAAAGGTCGGATCTGAGCGATAATCTGTCGATTCTCAACGGACTTGACTCAAGAGATTATACGCGATACAGAAACGAAGTGAACGATTATTATACTGATTTAAGTTTGCTCGGTTCCGATGTCGACCGCGCAAGTAATCAGTTTAATGCCGACAGAAACTATCATACACAGTATGAGGACTCGTTAATGAACGACTATAATACTCGTCTTGCGTATGCTATGCAGGCGCTCGAAAATGCTGAAAACAGATACGATAATGATAGGAATTTTGCGACCAATAAGTGGAGATATGACGTATCGGATTACAATACAAATCTCGACAGAATATATAATGATATGCTGTACGCAAACAGTGCATACAACGATGATAGGAACTACGCGATCAATAAATGGAGATATGACGTATCGGATTACAATACAAATCTCGACAGAATGTATAATGATATGCTGTATGCAAGCAGTGCGTACGGTGATGATTATTCGAGAAAGTATAATGAGTATCGCGACAAAGTTAGTGATAGGAACGATGAACGCAACTGGCAGTATCAGCTTGACCGCGATAAGATAAGCGACGCAAGATATGAGACAGAGTACGCAGACAGCCGAGCAGATGCTGAACGCAACTGGCAATATCAGCTCGACCGTGATAAAGCAAACGACGCTTTAACTGAAAGACAGTATCAGGACGCGCTTAAACAGCAGGAGTTTGAAAACGGACTTGCAACAAGAAGCGCGGATTTAGCAGACCGCGAACAGGATTTTAATGAGTGGTATAAAAAAAATGTCCTTGCAAACCCTAGTCCGTCCTCGTCGTCATCGAGCGGAAGCAGAAGAAGCTCGTCGGGTTCGTCGGGCAGTTCCTCCGGGTACAGTTCTTCGTATGCTTCCGACGGCGCGGACTATGCAAGCTCTAATGTAATGTACTCGACATCGGGCGGTAATGTCAGCGAAAGCGATATTTATAACGCGGCGGTTAAATTTGTAAACGAACATCCAAACGTATATCTTGACGACGCTACCGTTGACAGCTGGGGAAAAATAAAAAACAATTCTACGGGTAAATATGCGACAGGGCTGAACGTCCCGCTTGACGGCAAGGCGGGCAGAGTGTTCCGCGCATACTTGCAGGAATTAGGATTGACAAGCAGGGGAAGATAAGAAAGGCGGGCAGGTTATGGCTACAACAGAGTATAAAAACGGAAAACCGACATGGGAGTTGTCGACCGATGAAAAGAAACGGTTTAAACAGCGACAGGCGCAGAGAATTATCAATGACGAGAGCGTTATTCGCTCTCTCTTTGATGATACGCAGAAAAAGCAGAAGAGCATAACGGACGCGCTGTCGGTCGACGGGTGGACGGATTCGAAAAGCCGTGTCAATCTTCAGAAAGACATTTATACATATCAGAATAATCTCGCAAAACTCAAGAGCTACGGCTATGACACGACTTATCAAAGCGAGTTCGGCAAGACGGCGGATAAAATTGCGGGCGCGCGGAGTCAGTACTATTCGAGATTTAAGACAAAGGGCGACTACGATAACTACGAAATCGGCGAGAGATTAAAAAAGAATCTCAAAGGCGCGACGTATGACGATATTCAGAATCAGATAGCCGAGACGCAGGACACGATAAACAGATTAAGACATAACGGTTCAAGCTCGAAACTGCTGACGGAGAACGCGAGGAAACTTAACATCCTTGAAAACTGGACGAATTACGAGAGTACGACAGAGTTTCAGAAAGCAATTGACGCGGTTAATAAAAAAATTGGAAGCGACGGAAACAGTGTTTTAGATAAAGCAGATGATGAAGTCAGCAAGATTCCGTTCGCTAAAACTGTAATTAACGCGAAAGATAAAATGTACGGAATTACGAATCCGGGTAAAAGCTCCGACATATACGGCGATTCTCTTATGCAGAAAAAAACGTCAGAGTCTAAAGAGGCGGACGAAAGACGGCTTAATTTATTAAAAACACAAAGAACGCTATTAGAAAAAGGTAAAAACGACCTTGAATTCTCGAACAAAGCCCAGGAATACGCAAAGCGTTTGAGCGGGGATGAGGTCAGAATGATAAAGGAATACAACTCTATCTATGACAGGACTCTCGGAAATGCTACCGGCAAGATATTAAGTTCGATAGGTTCTAACGGCGTGAGCACGGATACGACGGATTCGACAAATGACGATTTGAGAAGACAGGAGATTAAGGATTATTTTAAAAACAGGGGCATAGATTTAAAAACCGTATCCGATATATACAGAAGCGAAGATAATAAAAAATTACAGGAGAAAAATCTCGAAAAAATAAAGTCAGATATGGACTCGTCTAAACTGATGTCGGCGATTTATTCGCTGTCAAATCCCTTGGTTAGTGCAGAATCGGGGATTTTTTCGGTTTTCGGCAACGCTGTTTACGGCGACGATGTGAAATATAATCCGTATAATATTCTTAACAAGGCGAGCGAGGTTATAACACAGGAGACAAAACAGGACATCCGCGACATGTTACTTAAAAACGACAATCTGACTCTTGCCCCCGGTATGCTTAATAAAAAGGGCGAGCTTTTAGAATCTCTTATCGGCGGAGCATACGACTTATATAACACTATGGCGGAGTCAGCTATCGCGCGAATTCCCGCGGCGGTTACGGGCGTGTCCTTTTTAACCGACGCGTTATTCGGAATCAACGCATTTGCAAACACGTACAACGATATGATAGATTCGGGCGCGGATAAGGGCAAGGCTCTTGCAACAAGCGCGCTTGCAGGTGTTTTTGAGGGGCTTTTTGAACATGTCAGCCTCGAAAAATTAAAAGGGTTTCAGACAAGTGCGAGCGTTACGGCAAAAGACTTTTTAAAGAACAGTTTGAAGCAGTTTGTCACCGAGGGAAGCGAAGAACTTTTTACCGACTTCGCGAATACAATATCCGACCAGCTTATCAACGGCGACGCGTCGGAATTAAACAGACGTATGCAGGACTTAGTCGCGAGCGGGTCGAATTACAACGAGGCATTAACGCAGGTTGCAAAAGAGTATGCGGCGCAGGAAGTTGATACATTTATTATCGGCGGACTGTCGGGCGCGGTTTCGGGCGCGGGTTATACGGGGATTGCCGCGATTAACAACGCGGAGACGGGAAGAAATATAAACAAGAGCGGTCAGCGGTCTGCGCTGTTGTCGGACGCGGGACAGCTCGCCGACACGTCGTATGACAGCGCGCTTCGAGCTGCCTACGAATCGGTCAGCCGTGACGAAAAAAAGAGCAGAAAAGGACTCGGCGCGAACCTTAGAACGGGCAATCTGTACAATCTGTCGAGAACTCAGGCATACGATAATGCCGTCGGCGCACAGAAGAAGAACGTTAAGAAGTCCGTTAATAATGTTCTCATCTCAATCGGCACGGATGAGAGAAAGGCGGATATATTAAGCGATTCGTTATCAAAAATCGCAACGGGCGAAAAGCTCACAAAAACGGAAAATCAGCTAGTAAACGCGTTAAGAAACACGGCGAATACCATAACCAATTTAAGCGAGGACGGCAAAAAGACATATGGCGAAATTGTCAGCGGAAATGTTGACGAAATGACGGCGGACGGAATCGCCTCACGTCTTGTTCAGTCGGCGGGACTTAGCGTAAAGCAGGCGCAGAGCCTCGCGGAGAATATAAAGAGCGGAAACGACAGGCTCGCGCTTAACTTTGAATACGTCGCTCAAATGTATAACGAGGGAACGGCGGTCGACGAGCTAAGCAAAGCAAAGAGCGAAAAAGCGTACGACACACTCGAAAGGCTCGATAAATACGCGCTCGGCATGTCGGCAAAGTCGGCGGTCGTCGCAAGGTCGGACGAAAAGAACGCAAAGCCCGCGGAAATAAAGAAGATAACGAATATCGACAAGCAGAACGGCGTTATGACCGTCGAACTTTCCGACGGCAAAGACGCGCAGGTCTCTCTTACCGAAGAGAATAACGGAGATATAGAATTTTCGAATAAAAAGGACGCGTATATCTATACGGCTGCCGGAACGTTATTTAACACGACGGAGGACGCGAATAGCTTTATATTGGCAAGCAAAAATACGGATTTACCCGCAACGGATTTTGTACATGAATTCGAGGCGGTCGTCGACAACGCAAAAGCGGGCGAAAAAATCGGAAATACAAAACTTCCGAACGAGATAGCCGAAATGGCGTACGATATAGGTTTGAACTCGGGAAAGGGCGCATACAGAACGTTTGAGAGCGGAACGAGTATAAAAGGCAATAAAAACATGTCGAAGCTCGACGTTAATAATCTTAATTACGGCGTTACGAATATGTCGGCGACGAGAGGCGGACAGTCGAAAACCGATATGGAAGTAATAAGCCGTACGCTCGACGCATACGGCAAGAAAAACAATATTAAATATGTTTTCGTCGATTCTATTAAATCACCGAACGGTAAAAATGCGAGCGGAACGTACTCCGCAGAGGAAAATGTCGTTTATCTTTCCGTTAACTCTAAGAATCCGTTATCTGTCGCCGCGGGACACGAGACGTTCCACTACATGAAGCGGAACAACTCAAAAGCGGGACAAGAGTTACAGGAGTATATCATTAATAAGCTCAAAGCCGACAGCAGTTATGACTACGACGCGAGAGTCAAAGAGCTGTCCGAACTGTACGGCACGGACGATTCGGACGCGATAAACGAGGAAATCGCGGCGAACTCAATGTTCGATATATTCGACGAGGCGACGGTTGAAGACCTTGCAAAAAATCATAAAAAACTCTTTGATATTGTCAAAGAGAAGCTCGGCGAAGTACTCGAATACTTTAAAAACGCGGTAAAAAAATACGCCGACTTTTTAGGAAACAAAGAGGCGCGGTCGAATCTTAGAAATGACTATGAAGCGTTACAGGCTATAAGGGACAGGATGGATAAAGCTCTCGAGGAGATAAAGGACGGGGAGAGTGAGGAGACGGAGACTGCCGAGAATAAAAAAGAGAAAGAAAGGAAATTTTCAGAAAAATTCTCACTCGACGAAAACGAGGACGTTGTTAATAAGTATAATCAGATACTCGCTGAAAACAAACATCTGCGCGAGCTGAATACTATCCTGCGTGAGGAAATGCATAAAACACCGAGTGACAGAGTCGGAAGCAAAGGCAAACGTATTATTAATGATGTTGTCGAGCATATTATAAAAAAATATAAGTCGTCAGCGGACAGCGGAGCCGTCGCGGAACAGGTGCTGGAGGTTCTCAATTACGCTAAAAAGAACAATATCAATATAGACTCCGTAACGCAGGCGGTAGCTTCCGCCGTCAAAGAAGTCGCGGAGAAATCCTCGCTCGTTATAGATGACGACGGTCTTGAACCGCTTAGAAAAGAGCTTAAAGCGTATCTCCGCGAAACTCCGATAAGACTTACGGACGAGACAAAAGAATTTTTAGCCGAGGAATACGGAAGTTATGAAAAATTCAGACGCAAATATCTGTCGAGAATAAAGCTGACGAATGATATTGACGCGCCTACGCTTGATACGCTTTGGAGCGAAATTACACAGCGGTTTAACGGCATATTCTACGGCGAAGATGTCGAGGAAGATTCGCTTCATCAGCCGATAGTCCTCGCTTCTGCGCTCAAACAGGACGGTAAGTTATATCTTTCCGACGCGGGCAAAACCGACATACAGGGGTTTGCCGTCGATATGGCGACAGAGATAATAAAGGACTATGTCGCGGAGTCTGCGACAATGCGCGACAAGTGGGAGATATCTAAGAAAAACGCGATTAAAAACAGCAAAACGCCCTCCGAGCGTGAGAAAAAATTGGAGAAAGAAAAAAGATTATTAAGAGAGGAGACCGAAAGAACGTCGCGCCGGGTAACCGAAAAGGGCAAACAGGCGATTGACAGAATTGCGGAGAATATCGTAGACGATCACCGGCTCGGCAATATAAAAAACGCAAAGGATAGAATAAGCGCGGAGATTTTAAGAATTTATGAGAATAACAAAAACGACCCGTCCGTCTTTGAACTGATGTCGGCAACGAAGGAGATTGTAAAACGCTCGAATCTTCCGGTCGATCGGCGTGACGCGACAAGATACGAACGGACGAGACTACGCAGTTATATTCAAAGTCACCCGATTAGAATAAGCGAGGAGGCTATACGTGAATATAATGAAATTGCCGATAATGATATTGATGACGTAAACACTTACTTTGAGCCTTTTTCAAAAAACGGAAACAATCTCACAGTCGAATATAAGACACTGAAAGAGAAGTTCCCGGATTTGTTCGGCACGGATGAAGCAAAAAGCGAAAGCGAAATGCTCAAAGAGTTTATCACTGCCTTTAACGGAAACTATCCGTTCCACGACACGGTAAGCATGAAAACGCTCACCGGACGTGATGCGCAGATGGCGGCTTATAATGTTGCATTAGACATTAAATCGGAGTATGCAAAAAAAGCGTCGACCTATGCGGACAGAATGGCGGTAAAAGTTAATGAAACTTTTGAAAAAGGGCGCAGACTGCTCGTTGAGAACAGAGCAAGATATGAAAAAAAGATAGCGGATGAAAGAGAAAAGCTGTACGGAATGGTAAGCGAATCTAAAGACATCCGCTACGACCTCGAACAGCGCAGATATTTCAGAGCACAAGCACGTAAGAATGTACGCGCCGTGAGCGAGAAACTTCTGAATCCGACGAAGAATAAGTTTATCCCGGCGGAACTCCGCGCTCCGGTTGCGGAATTTCTCAAAGAATTTACGTACGACTCGCTGATGTTTAAAAACGACGACCTTGACAGCTTGCAGAGAAGATATGACGCCGTTATTACAGATAACGCAAGGACTTCATTCTCCGTCGACGACGCGTACATAACGGACGCGATTGCGCAGATTCGCGATCTCACCGCAAAGCTCAACGAGACGTTCGGCAATAATAAACGGAATTTCAGAAAAATCGGCTGGTCGGAAATGAAAGCAATAAACGAGTTTGTCAAGGCATTAAGCCATCTTGTCAACAACTATAATACCGTCACCATCGGAGGACAGCGCGTCGACATGTATCAGACGGCGTACGAGATGACTAAGGACTTACCGAGGTCAAGAAAACAGATAGCTTCATTTGCAAAATTAAGCGATACATACGACCGCATGATAAAATACGGAAATATGACCCCGTACTATTTTTTTAAGCGCATGGGCGGAACGTTGGAGACACTGTATAAGGATTTATATAACGGCGAAATGTCAGCGGCGAAAGAGGGACTTTCGGCAAAACAGAGACTCGAGGGGATATACAAAGCGTACAACGCCGAGAACTGGATAAACGACAAAACGAGAAGAGATTATACAACGGAGCGCGGAGATAAATTCCAGCTTACCAACGACCAAAGGTTATATCTATATGCAGCGGTCAGAACCATGATTGAAGATCAGCGAATGCAGGAAAACGGCGAAGTCTCGCCCATTGCAAAATATGACGTTGATATTCCGCATATTATGCAGGGCGGTATCGTATTTCGTGACGACGTGTGGAAAGAGCGTAGGCAGGTCGGCGACAAACTTAAAATCAAAGCGATGTATGAATATAAAGACAAAACGCCGATAAGACTTACGGAAAGCGATATAAGTGCAATATTCGACGATATGCCGAATGAACAAAAAAAGTTTGCCGATGAAATCGTTAAATACATGTCGGGCGACTTAGCAAGACTCGGCAACGAGACGAGCGTACGGCTTTACGGCTATGAAAAATTTACAAAAGGTTATTATTTTCCGATACGTTCGGCGCAGTATTATGTCCGCCGTGCCGACAACAGCGAACAGGGACAGGAACGCTCAACGTCGCCCCTTATAAAAAATAAGGGAATGACAAAAGAACGTAAAGAGGGCGCGAATAATCCGGTCGTTGTTGAGAATTTTACCGACGTAATGTCGAGCCATATTACGGATATGATAAATTTCCGGTATCTCGCAGAACCGCAGTTTAATATGTTCCGCGTGATGAATTATAACGCTAAAGCTGTCGAACCCGCCCCGGCAGAGTCAGAAGCAAAGGACGAAAAAACAGACTCTGCAATGTTCGAAAAACCGCGCGAAGCCGTAAATGTCAGAACGAGTCTCGATAACGCGTACGGTCATGAGACGACAAGATATATTGATAATCTGATACACGATATATCTTCGGGGGCAACGCTCGACGAAGTCGAGAGCGTGACGGCTAAGGCGTTGACAGGGTTTAAGAAACTCGCGACGGCGGCGAATCTCTCGGTCGTTGTCCAGCAGCCGACGGCGATTATGAGGGCAATGGCTCTTGTCGACCCGAAATATTTTGTAAATAAAATATCCTGGAATAAGTCATATGACGAGGCTATGAGGTATGCGGGAACCGCTATACTTAAAGATATCGGCGGATACGGTATGTACAATAACAACAGTATGGCAAGCTGGCTTACTGATTTTGACACCGGCGTAAAGGATAAAATAAAGGCTTTCAGCCCCGTCGAGGTCACAAAAGACGACAAGGGCGAAAAAAACGTCCGCATGTCGTGGAACGACAAAAAAAACAAGTCGACGCGTGATGACGTATTCGGCTACGGCGCGGAAAAAGCCGACGCTGTAACGTGGGGACTTATATGGGAAGCCGTTAAAAACGAGACCCGGGCAAAAAACAATCTCACGGGCGAGGCTCTGCTCGAAGAAGCGGGAAGAAGATTTGACGAAGTCATTGAGGCTACGCAGGTTTATGATTCTACACTTTCAAGGTCGCAGTTTATGCGCGCAAATTCAACCGTCGCTAAAACGGTAACTGCATTTATGGCGGAGCCGACTAAGACATTTAACATGCTGATGGACGCAAATTATGAGCGTTGGGTTAAAAAATCGAAGGGCTCATTTAAGTATCTCGGCAGGGCGACGGGCGCGATTTTAGCCTCAAACTTGTTAAACGCGTTTATCCGTTCGCTTGTTACAGCGCTGAGAAGAAAACCCGACAAAAGCTATCTCGAACAGTATGCCAAAGAGGTTGTTGAAAATTTCGCCGACGGCATATCTATAATTAACATGCTCCCGATAATCAAGGATATAGTATCTATCATGCAGGGCGAGGATTTGACCAGAAGCGACCTTGAACCGCTTGCCGATATGTACGACGCAGTCACGGGAGCGTTTAAGGATAACGCGGACGTTTGGGATAAGGCGAACGGCGTTCTCGTTCCCGCGGGCGTGCTGACGGGCATCCCGCTTAGGAATATAAGCAGAGATTTAAAAGCATTATTAAATGTATTTAATTATGCCGACAAAAAAACAACGTCTGCGGGGCTTAAATTCGCAGTTAATGAAGCTCTGAACGGTATCGTCAGTGAAAAAACGCTTAATATATTCGACGGCGCGTTTGCGAACGACGACTATGATAAACTCTTTAAGTATTACGACAAGGGCGATACGGCAAAAGCCGAACAGAAATATGACGAGATAAAGGCTTATCTTATATGGTCGGGCAAAACGGAAGATAAGGCAGAAGATGCGATAGAGAGCAAAATAAAATCTCACCTTCTCGAAAAATACCCTGAAATCGTCGAGGCGGTCAGCGCACATGTTAACGGCAACGTCGGAGTGTACGCGGATAAAATGAACAGCGTTTCGGAGAAATACGACTCGGAGCTTGTCAAAGCGGTTGAAAAAAGCGTTGAAAGTAAGCTCAAACGTGCGTCGACAGCGAAAGCCGATAACGATACGGACAGCTATAATAAGTTAATCGAAGAGCTGACCGGGTACGGATATGACAAGGATACGCTCGAACGCGATATTGACAAAGTCAAGACTTCTTCAGCTCCGACCTCTTCCGACGGATATAACGGCATATACAACAAGACTGACGCTGTCAGGGCGTACGTCGGCGGAAATATGACGTTATATAATCAGATTAAGGACGAAATGGGACTTGACGAGAGCAAGATAAAAACCGTGCTCAACGAGCTTTATTCCGCGGGAGAGGTTACGGATGAGCAGTATACCGATATGTATATCGCCGTTATCGCTCCGGGCAAGACTACAAAAACTGTGACGGACGTTGACGAAGCAAAAAAGAACGAAGCGTTTTTTGCACTCGAAGCCCAGCAGGCAAAGAAAGACGGCGAAGAATACAGCAAGTACGCGGATATTAATACCGCTATGGATGACTTCGTCAGCGAAAAAGAGACGGGTCTCAAAGTCTTTAACGCGGAAGTTAAAAAACTCGAAGAACACGGCGTTAATAAGTCGACGATTAAGGGCAACATCACGACGCAGTACAAAGATAAGGTTCGTGAGCTGTATAGGACGAATAGAAACGAATATGTAAATCTCCGTGCTAAAATAGTTGCTATGTGCGGACAGCTCGGATATTCGACGGCGGAGAGCGTCAAATATCTCGACAACTGGGTTAAGGATTTAAAGTAAAATCTTTATAAGCGGGGGCGTTCTTTTTGGACGTCCCTTTGTTGTATAATATTCGTAAAGGTGATTTAAATGATACTTACAAGGCAGATATCAATTGACTTATCCGATAACAGCACTGCGCCTATTATACGATTACAGCAGTCGTGCATCGGAATTAATATCGAATTCTTTTTAAATAACGGCGGAAAACCGTTTAAAATCGAGGACGAGATGTCGGCTCGGATTTTAGCCGAAAAGCCCGACGGCACAAGCGTTTATAATAATTGTCAGGTTGTGGAAAACAGAGTAATTTACGAAGTGACGTCACAGACGATAGCTTCAGCCGGAACGGTTGTATGTCAGCTTCAGATAACGCGCGGTGATGAAATTCTGTACAGTCCTAGGATCGAACTATGGGTCAGCGAAAATTTAAGCGCGGAAATAGAGAGCAAAAACGAGTATAACGCGATAACGGCAAAGGAAGATAAATCAAACAAGGTTACGGAGCTCGGCGAAAGCTCGACGGACGCAGAATATCCGAGCGCAAAACTTGTTTATGATGAACTTGCAAAAAAAGAAACGTTAACAAACAAAGTTACGAGTTTGACGGCGGAAAGAAGTGATGTGCAATATCCGTCAGCCAAAGCAGTATATAATTTTGCGAGTACGAGAATCGCAGTGCGTCAGGTTTTTCCGCAGAATAATATAACAAGAAAATTATTATACAAAGTAATGCCGACGTTTATGTACAGCGGAGCGACAACCGACACGGCAATAAAAGGGCACGTATATCAAATAAAAGACAACGGCGATGATGATTATCCCGTTGTTGACTTAGGGGCAAATGTTGATATAAGCGGAAAGGAAGATTTGTCAAATAAAATAAACGAAATTACTGCTGAGGCTACAAATACACAGTATCCGTCTGCTAAAGCGGTATATGAAGCGTTAAAAAAAGCAGGCGGGAGCGAACAGGGGAAAGACGGTTTTTCGCCGACTGTCACAATCGCTGATATTGAAGGCGGGCATAAAATTACAATAACAGATAAAGAAGGCGCGAAAGAATTTAACGTTATGAACGGCGCGAAAGGTGACAAGGGCGACGCGTTTACGTACGCGGATTTCACAGCGGAACAGCTTGCCGCGCTTAAAGGCGCGCAGGGCGAAAAAGGAGATAAGGGCGAAGCCGGGGATAACGGCTATACTCCCGTAAAGGGAACGGACTACTGGACGACTGCGGATATAAAAATAATAAAAAACTATGTCGACGAGGCGATTTTAGGAGGCGAATGGTGATGAGTGTTAAGACGACGCTTACTGCACTTGCAAATGCAGTACGAATAAAAAGCGGAACGACGGGGACTCTTACGCTTGATGGTATGACTGATAAGGTGAACGGTATTTTCTCGGCATTTTATACATTGACGAACGGTTCCGGTTCTGCGACTCACACGTTTTATCAAGTGCCGTTTGAGCCCGATCTTGTATCTATGATAATTCAGTGGGGAATCACTAATTCTGTAATGACAAACAAAACAGTATTTTCGGTTCTGGTTGTTCCCGGATTCAACAGATATCGCGAAAAAATTGACTCGACAGGCACTCCGCAAGAGAGACAAAATGGTGTGACTTTGACGAGTGAGGCAGACGGCAACGGAACATATACTGTAAGTGTAACATGCAGCGGAAGCACGTTCCCGTCGGGGATGCAATATATTTGTTTTCTCGGAAAGAGTAAGGGGGGGGAGTAAATATATATGTTATATTATTACAAAAACTCTTACGGCGCGTGTACGGCACGCTCGTTTCCTCTGATTCTCGACGGAGAAACGGAGATTAGCAAAACAGAATATGATAAATATATTATAAATGAAAACAAAAAATACGAAACGGAGTGATTTCCCATGTCAAAAGTAAAAATTTATGTAGGAGTCGGTCATGGCGGCGGTGATTCGGGAGCCGTCAACGGCAAAAGAAGAGAATGCGACGATACGTTAAGATTAGCGCTTAAAATACGAGAATATTTCAAAGGTCAGCCGGCGGAAGTTAAGTTCTCACGATTGAGCGACAGCGGTCTTACGATTTCGCAGAGGTGCAGGGAAGCAAACAACTGGGGAGCCGACTATTTTATCAGCTTGCACAGGAATTCAGCTTCTGCGGACGCTTCGGGCGTTGAAACATACGTATACAGCAAAGCCAACGAATACACGTATGCAAAAGCTAAGGTTATAAACGATAATGTTGCTAAGGCTATGGGCGTTCAAAATCGCGGTGTTAAATACGGTGCTGCGGGCAGATTCACGGATTTCGGCGTAAACAAACAGACAAATATGCACTCTTGCCTTATCGAAGTTGGCTTTATTTCGTCAGCTAAAGACAATAAAGCGTATGACGATAATCTTGATAGGATTGCAAAGGCGATTGTAGTCAGCACTATGTCTGTGTGCGGTGCGGATTATGTCGAATTCGTGAAAAAAGGCGACGTAAATGGTGACGGCAAGGTCACGGCAGACGACGCGAGAAAGGCTCTGCGCGCTTCGGCGAAGCTTGAAAATCTAAACGAGAAAGAAAAAACCGCCGCCGATATAAACGGCGACGGCAAGGTTACGGCAGACGACGCGAGAAAGATTCTTCGTAAGTCGGCAAAACTCGAATGACGAAATAAAGGGAAGAGAAGAAAATGGACGATTTGGATTTTGCTAAGGAGTTGGCGGCGGTCGAAAGCTCGGTCAAGTCTGCACATAAACGGCTTGACGACATGAATAAACTTATAGAGTCGATAAGAGATGTAATAGCAGAAGTAAGATATCTTCGCGAGGATGTCAATAAACTAAGTACAGACGTTGAAAATGTAAAAAACCGCCCGACAAAGTTCTGGGATAAACTTATCGGCGCACTTATCGGCGCAATCGGAACGGGACTTGTCGGCACGGGGCTAGCATTAATAATTAAATAAAAGGGGGGGCGAAAAACATGGATGTATTAAAATACATAACGGAGAATGCGTATATTCTTATTCCGGTACTCTTAATAATCGGTCAGATTATTAAGAACATCAAAGTAATTCCCGATAAGTGGATTCCGCTTATTCTTCTTCCGCTGGGTATAGTCGGAGCAATGGCGTTAGGCGGATGGAATTTCGAGGCTGCTTTGCAGGGCGTGCTTATAACCGGTGTTACTGTGTACGGCAATCAGATCTATAAACAGATCGGAAAAAAAGAGTAAACGAAAACCGCTTCCCGGCGTTCCCTTTTTAAGGGAGTGATAAAATGAATAAATTTCGAATTTTCGAGCAAGGAATTTGAAAAATACGTGAAATGTTGTCCGTTAAACGAGGACGAGAGAGACGTTTTAAATATGCGCAGACAAGGACGGAGCATTCTCTATATTGCGGAGAAACTTCAAATGTCCGAAAGAACAGTGTCGCGCACTCTAAAAATCGTCTCTGACAAAATCAACAGAGAGTGTGGGAATTGTTGAGAAGTGGCAAGAAATTGGCGAGAAGTCGGCGAGAATGCCGACTTCTTTTTCTTTATAATATAGTTGAAAGGAGAGGATTAAGGTGTATGAGCCTTACGGTTTTACTAACAACGCGTACGGCGCAGTGTCAAACAGAATGTACGGCGCAAATGTACCGATGATGAGCAACATCGTTAAAGTCAGCGGAATAAACGGCGTGAACGCTCTTAACGTCGCGGCGAATCAGCAGATTGTAGCTTTTGATGAAACGCAGAATATTATGTGGTTTATATCCACTGATTCGGCAGGCTACAAAACGCCGACGGCGTATGACTTTGTTCCGCATGTGGACAAGGCGGAACTTGAAAAAATCAATTTCGAATCAAGAATTAAAAGACTGGAGGACTTAGTTTATGAACGAAATATTACAAAAGACGAATCTTCAGAGGGCACTGAATCCGCAAATGCTTAACGGTTTGCGCTCTATAATGAACAACGCGAATTCTCCTCAAATGCAGACAGTGATGAACATGCTGAACAGCAGCGGAATGAGTGCAGAACAGCTTGTCAGACAGCAGTGCAAACAGCGCGGAATTGACGTTAATGAATTTATCAACACTGTTAAAGCGAATTTTGAATAAAAATGAAAAACCGTCTGCTCCCAACAGACGGCGAAAAGGAGAATATAGATTCCCGCTTTCCACAGCTATTATAATTTATATTCTCCGAATTGTCAAGTAATCACGTCCGAGCGTACGGCGGACTTGATAATAATTTTAAAAGGAGAATACAAAAAATGAATGAAAACGGTTATTCACTTTCAGACGTTGCGGCAGTCAGCGGTAACGGATGTAACGGAATGTTCGGAGGTTCCGGAATATGGATTTTTGCGCTTCTTATTCTTTTGTTCGGCATGAACGGCGGTCTCGGCGGAAGCGGATTACAGCAGGCTGATATTCAGCGGGCTGTCGATCTTAACTCGATTCAGAACGGACAGCGCGATATCGAGGCGCGCGTGCAGGAAATCGGCGCGGAAAACATGTCTGCGATCAAAGACGCGTCGTACAATAATCTCGGTGAGATAAGAGATTTGCAGCAGGTCGTTTACAACGGATTTTACAATCAGCAGAAATGTTGTTGCGACACTGAAAAAATGATTCTTGAGAATCGTTATCTCTCGGAGAAAAACGCGGCGAATGTTGCGGCGCAGACAGCGGCACAGATCCAGAGCGTTAAAGACATGATCTCACAGGATAAGGTCGAAGCACTCCAGGGCAAGATCAACAAACTGGAGCTTTCACAGGCTCTGTGTGGAATTCCCCGTACCAGCCCGTACGGCTATGGAGTTGTACCCTTTTGGAACGGAGCATATGGTTCCTATGCTCCTCCTGCGCCTCCGGCTCCCATATACTGATAACAATGTGAAATAAAATTTATAAGCGGCAGGGGAATACTCCTGCCGTGACTTAAAAAAGGAGAGATTAAAAAAATGAGTAAATCATTAGGTTACTATGTCTCAAATGACGGCAAGACCGTCGCCGACGGTAAAACGTTACCGATAAGTAATATCGTAAGACAGTTCGGGCGAAACATACAGCTCGGCAACAACTCCGTATTAATTAATAACGGATGTGCGTGCGGTAATAACGCGTTTAATGCGTCATTTTACGACGTGAGTGTTAATACGACGCTCGTAGCGGGAGCCGCGGGCATTATTACGGTTACTCTGTATCAGGATGGTGCGCCTGTTAACGGCGCAACGGCGAGTGTAACCGCAGCGTCGAGTGCGACGGTTAATTTGTCGTTTGATTCCGCCGTTAAGGTTCTCAATGGCTCAAACAGCGTTCTTACTCTCGTAGTCAGCGGTACAAGTGTTACCGCGCAGAACGTAGCGGTAAAGGCGGCGAGCGCATGAAGCTGACTGAATACTGCGAGGGATTCCTTGACGAAATCGGAGACGCAAAAAAATACGCAGAAAAGTATATAGACTGCAAGGCAAGAGGCTCGGAACACGCAAGGAAGTACTACGATATGGCGAGCGACGAGCTGAAGCATGCGGGAAATTTACATGACTTTGCCGGTGAGGAAGCGGAGAAGCTCCGCGAAACGTACAAATCTGATGTCTTTGACGATGCGTGGAACGAAGCGAATAAAAAATATGCGGAAATCTGCGCAAGTGTTAAATGGATGTTGACGCTTTGAGCGGTGTTTTATTGTAATGCGTTTATTATTGTAAGACACACGTAGGACACAAATAAATGCCGTAATCTGTTGATATATAACGGATTACGGCATTTAGCTTTTTAATTTCATGTTAAAATTTTATAATTCTATTTTGATTTATTTGCACTGCGGGGAGGGGTGAAAGTGTTGAAAAATAAGGGGTTTTAGGGGGTTGGGTTGAAAATAATATTAGGTTGAATCGGTGGATGTTATTTTCGGTAAGACACACGTAAGACACAGAAAAAATTATAATTTGTTAACGTATTCGAGAAGTTTTTCGGGGGTTAGGTGGGTGTAATACTGCTCTCCGGTTCCGCTGCGGGAATGTCCTTGAATGAAACGGCGGACGGTTTCGTTTAATTCGGCGGATGTCCACATTGATGTAAATGTATGACGCGTATCGTCGGGAAGATGGTCTTTTGTTTCGCCTGTTTCGGGTTTTGTGTAATGGTATAGATTGTACTTTTGCAGGGCGGAGCAAAATTCCGTTCGGAACGTGCGAAGCGGAGTTTTTGTGTTTTCTGATTTTTTAAAGAGTGCGGAACCGTCGGGGTTTTTATTTATGTAATAGATAAAAAACGAATATGTTTTGTCGGCGATCGGGACGATTCGCGCGGCGTTTTTTGTTTTTCCTTTTTTTATTGTAAAATAATGCTCGTCCGTGTTTATGTCGGATTTGTTAAGCGTTAAGAGTTCAGAGGGACGGCAGCCCGAATATATCAGCATTAATATAATTTTTATCGTGTCGTCGTCGGTATGTTTCCAAAGCTCCGCTATTTCGTCGGATGTAAAAATATAATGAATATCGGGTTTGTGAATTTCGCCCACGTCGAGAGACGAACAATAGTTTGAGCTCGGGGGTAGGTACTTATTAGCGATAGCATAATCGAATAAGGCGGAACAAAGAATTTTAAAATTGTTTTTCGACTGAAATTTGTTATCCGAGTTATTAATAATCATCTGCATGTCGCTTAGTGTTACCGCCGATATCTTTTTGTTGTGAAGCGGAAGAGCCATTTTAAAAGCTGCCGTGTAGGAATACTGTCTCGATTTTGAGCCTTTCTTGAACGCGTCCGCGCTCCAAAGGTCGAATATTTGCGCGAAGGTAGGTTTGTCGGTAAAAGCGGTCGGTTCTGAATGGTACTTTGCGAGGGCTTTCATCGCTTCGGCGCGAGTCTCAAAATAGCCGACGTTTATATATTTCTGCTTAGGGTTGTTAATGTCCGACTTGTCCCATCCGTCCGTTACGCGGACGCGCCATGGACGGCGTCGCTTGCCCGAGAGCTTTGTAATTCCTCCGTAGCCGTTCGGCATTTTCATTTTGTCAACCCCTTTTTTTGTAAAAAATCTTGATGACAAGAAATATATGTGCTATTATATAAATGCGCAGGAGAGCGCATACTGGTTTGCTTTTTATGTGTTGTCACAGACATAAGGTATCCTTTCAAAAAAAAGCCGTCGGGTTTTTAAGGTTTTACCGACGGCGTTTTTCTTTTATTACGGACAGATCTCCCCGCACCTCTCGAAGAAGTGCAAAACGGGGAGACTTTTTTAATTTCGGGCAGCGTCGTAACCCGCGTTAAACGCCTCGTGCCAAACTTCCTCGCGCAGTTGAGCACGCAGACTTTCGCTGTATGTTGTCGAGTAGTAATGCGCTATACCTGCGACGATTGCAACGCAGACAAGCGCGAACGCGACAAACGGAACTGCAAATTTTATTATCTTTTTGCGCTGTTCTTTCTTTTTATTTATATAATCATCTATCGCCTGCTGGGCGATATTTTTTATATTTTCATCTGTTTTAGGCTCGCCGTTGCTGACGATTTGAGAAGAATTATCGTCAGCGGACGAGGACGGTTTTATATCGGGCATGTCGTTAAAATCTTTCCTTTCTTCCGTGTTTGCTTCTGTTGTTTGCTCGCTGACTTTCGGCAGTATATACGCGTCATCGATTTTACCGCTTGTTTTAGGCGGTTCATATTTCGGCGGAGTGATCCCCTTAAAATAGCAATTAAACGGGCGGTACTTTTCGCCGTCGCGGACGACGATAGATTCTCTTTTTTCCATAAGCGGTATGCTGTACGACTTGTTGTTGACTGAGACATCCACACATGCGGGTTCGGCTGTTCTGATAACGGTTATGTAACCTGCGGGCAGATTATCACCGACGGTGTACCACGGATAAGCGTTAGGATTTTCATTTTGTTTAATTCGTATTTGTTCAAGTTCGCTTCTGTCTTTTTCCAATGAGTCTTTTTCGGTTTCGGAGCGAAAAATTAAGGTCTTTGAGAGAACTACATATGTGAGCGCGGAAGCGGGGACGGCGTATAGCGGATTAGCCCAGCCTATAACTGCGGTGAATATTTCAAACGTCGGTTTGACTCCGCTTGCACTGTATGTATATAAGTATCCGAGTAAGAGCGGTAAGCTGACTGAGAGGACGCACGACGATATACATAATATAATAAGCTGTCTGCGTGTTGCTCCGCAGTTTTTGGCTTTGAGTACGGCTCCGACAATGAGCGGGACGAAAATCAAAACCGCTATCATTACTGCGTAAGATATAAGCTGTAAATTGCTGTAAAATGCTTCAAATTCGTGTTCGGTCATTGTGAATTTACCTCTCTTTAATAAAAATTTTCAAATTGTTGTAAAATAATTGTAAAAAATGCTTGCTTTTTTAGAATATAAAGCGTATAATCGTATGTAATCAGAGTTTTTTAAGGGGCAATGCCCGACTCGGTTTTGTTTAAGCCGGGCAAAGGCTCATAAAAACTCAACAGGAGGAATAAAAAAACATGAAGAAAGGCGAATCATCCGAAGACGATCGAATCATACTAAATGAATTCTTAGCCCTTCCCGAAATCGGGAAACACGAAATTATTTCTCATCTTGGTTGTACTTATCCGCAATTGAGCGGATTACTGAAAGAATTAACTCTTTCTCGTTTTTTGGAATTTGACGAAGCTCGGTCATGATTGCTGTCGTCAATGGATCATCGACATCTACTTTTTCGGTGGGTGTCGATGTTTTTTTGTTTAAACCGGAAAGGTCAAACAATTCCCACGGTGGGATTCTTAAAATCTTAGCGAGTTTAACGATGTTGTCATATCTTATATTCTGTATGTCGCCGTTTTCCCATCGAGATACTGTCGAGACGGAAACATCAAGATATTTTGCGATGTCACTCAAAGATAACTGCAACTCCCGCCGTCTCTCTGAAAGTATTTCAGAAAGCATTTATTTGTGTCACCTCCTTAGAACATATTACAGATTAACATATTTTTGCTCCTATTGCAAGTCATAAACGCAAAAAAAGGAAATTTTTTTCTTGAAAATGGTATTGACAAGGTATGATTTATGTGTTATCATGTTTGCGTAAAGCGAAAAGCTTAAATGCAAAAAAAAGGCAAGGAGTTGAGAAATATGAATATGAATAAGATCAGAGGCAGAATTGTCGAGCGTGGAATGACGCAGAAAGAATTTTGTGAAAGAATAGGATTAAATACTCGCACGTTCTATAATTACCGTGATAATCCTGAAAGGATGAATTACGGGACACTTAAAAAAATGATTGACTTATTGTGTGACAATGACGAAGATGTCATTAATATTTTTTTTAGTTAAATGTTTGCTTTTATGAAATTGCACATAAACAAACAAGAAAAGGAGCAGTGAAACGAGGTGGTTAAATGCGGTACGGAATGCCGTACAAAGGGAGTAAAAACAAGATTGCAAAGTGGGTTATAGATTCACTTCCTCCGGCGGAGAATTTCTACGACTTATTCTGCGGAGGGTGTGCGGTAACACATGCGGCGATGTTAAGCGAAAAATACCATAATTTTTATATCAATGATATAAACGAAAGTCCGCTCTTGTTTTTGAAAGCCGTCAGCGGTCAGCTGACAGAAGAAAAACGGTGGATATCGCGAGATGATTTTTATCGTTTAAAGGATAGCGATATATACGCCGCGGTCGTATGGAGTTTCGGCAATAATTTAAAGAATTATATGTACTCCAAAGAAATCGAGCCGTGGAAAAAAGCATTGCACTATGCGCGTGTGTACGGTGATACGTCGTTATTCGGAGAGATGGGAATAGACACAGACGGAAGCCGGGAAGATATCAAAAAACATCTCAGCGTATATAAGGAAAAATATATACGCTGGTATTTAAAAGAGATAAAAAAGATTCTTCCCGCCGATATTGAACCGCTGATTGAACAAAATAAGGCGCAAATAAAAACAGAAGAAGATGAACTGCGAAAGTATCTCCGTGATGCGCTCGACAGGAGCGGACTCACGCAGACGGAAGTTGACCGACGGCTCGGTACTCTGATGAGCAGACATTATTTCGGAAAAAGTCAATGGGAATTTCCGACAGAGGATGTATACAAGAAAATGCAGGAATTTATGTCTCTTGAAAAGAATTACAACGAGATAATCGGTTTATACAAGTTAAGACAAAGCCTGGAAAGCCTGCAAAGACTGCAAAGCCTGCAAAGCCTGCAAAGCCTGGAAAGACTGCAAAGACTGCAAAGCCTGCAAAGCCTGGAAAGCCTGGAAAGACTGCAAAGCCTGGAAAGACTGCAAGTCAGTGTCGGCGATTATGGAAATGTCAAAATGAAGCCTAATTCTATAATATACTGCGATATTCCATATAAGGATACTGACGATTACGGAATGCACTTTGACTATGAGCGGTTTTATGACTGGGCGAAAAGACAAAGCGAGCTTGTTGTAATCAGCGAATACGGCATGCCGAATGATGGGTTCGAGGAGTTCTCGAACACTAAAAGAATGACAACATTATGCGGCGGAAAAGCTAAAAGGACAATCGAAAAATTATTTGTCGCAAAAAAGTAAAACAGGAAAAGGAGCAGTGAAAAAAAATGAGCGTCAGAACCACGAAAGAAGCGGTCGAATACATAATGACGACTGACAAGTTAATGATTTCGGCAACGACGGCGGCGAAAGCTATAGGAATGGATCCGGTTGCTTTGAGATTTAAGGCGAAAGACCACCCCGAAATGCTTCCGTTCCCGGTGATAGTTATAGGCAGAAACGTAAAAATACCGAAGATTCCGTTTATGGAGTTGTACGGATTAATAAAAAAGGAGAACTGATAAAAATGAAAGCAAAAAGAGTAAGAGTTAGCCGCGGTGTTGAACCGAGAAGCGAAAAGACGGTGGACGGTATAAAGGGTAAATACTGTATAATCCGCACTTATTCCGCGGGCGTTCACGCGGGGTATCTCGAATCAAGGAACGGCAAAGAGGTTGTACTGCGCAATGCGCGCAGACTTTGGAAATGGTGCGGAGCATTTACGCTTTCCGAAATATCAAAAGACGGCGTGTCGAAACCCGACGAGTGTAAATTTTCAACTGCAGTCGATAAGATAATTCTTACGGAATCAATTGAGATAATACCGTGCAGCGAGAAAGCCGAAAAAATAATCAAGGGCGTGAAAGATTATGTTTGTTGACAGTGAAATCTGTTACGGTTCCGGTTCCGGTTACGGTGACGGTGACGGTTCCGGTTACGGTTCCGGTTACGACTCCGGTGACGGTTCCGGTTACGACTCCGGTTCCGGTTCCGGTTACGGTTACGGTGACGGTTCCGGTTACGGTGACGGTTACGGTTACGGTGACGGTTCCGGTTACGGTTACGGTGACGGTTCCGGTTACGGTTACGGTTACGGTTACGGTGACGGTTCCGGTTCCGGTGACGGTTCCGGTGACGGTTACGGTTACGGTGACGGTTACGGTGACGGTTAATAAGAAATTAATAAAACAAGGAGCAAAAACAATGGAATGTGAAAATAAAAAGGTGTGCTTCAGAGCGGTGCCCGAGCAGGGAATAAGGATAAGCGAGGAAGCGAGGACGCTGATAATAGACATCTGTCTTGAACAGATTAAGGCGATCGGAGCGGAGATAGAGCTTGCGGGTAACGCAATGATGTATTTGTCGGACGATTTAAATTCCAAAATATACGGCGAGGCGGTAAGGAGATACCGCGAAGCGAAAAATAAAAAGCGCGAGATAATCGAAGTACTCAACGAATTAACGGGAGATAAAAAATAATGAGTGTAGATAATTTAGTAATGACGGATGAGGAAATATGCAAAAACTTCGACGGAGCTAAGAATAAGAAGAATCAAATAACGGTGCTTGCCGATTTGAATGTTTGTAAAAAAAGTCAAATCGCGAGAATTCTCTATAAATACGGAAAAATCACAGAGGGAACACTTGATTCGTATATCAACAGCCGCGGCAGGGCGAAGAATGCGGAAACGGAACGCGGGACGACGGAGGACGGCAGTGTTGTTCAGATACCGCCGGCGGTCGAGGAACTTGTGAAAGAAAGAATAAGTGCTCTCGAAAGTGTGATTTCAAAGGCTCGTAAAGAAAAGGACGAGCTTGTAACGTTTATTAAAAAGGCGGGAGAATCAGATGGAATACAGTAAAACAAGGATAGCGATAGGCGCGGTTATACTAATATTATTAATCATAATATTAGGCGTTAAGACACGGAACATGATCAACGCGAACGGTGCAACTGTCACGCGGATAATCGAGAACGTCGACGTTAACGGGAACCGCGGAGAATATGCGGTTAAGGAAATCAGTGTTAAAATGAACAGATTTGCGGACATACATATGACGGAGAAAGAGAGAAAAATGCTCTGCGGGGTTATTTATGACCTCGCAGGGGGCAAAAACCAGGTCGAACAAAGGCGCGTGTGCGAGATAGTATTTAACCGCGTTTTATCCGACGAATTCCCCGATACCGTCGAGAAAGTAATAAACGATATCGAGCCGTGCGTGCAGTTTGATGAGGTCAGCGGATCGGGCGGAGAATATCAGGAGAAGATAATCGATATCGTCATGTTCGATGACCCATTGACGGAATTCGACTATTACTACTATTAAAAACAATGACGAGCAGAGATATAATCGGAATCAGGATAAAGCTCGATAAGAGCGTTGCCGAATTTGCGAAGATGATAGGAGTGTCGAGATACTCCGTGTATCTGTACGAGGCGGGGAAAAGGCTTCCCCGCTTTGAAACAAGGGCAAGAATCGAAAAGTTAATAAGGGAGAATAAAGATAAATGACCAACTACGAGTATATAAAGACGCTCGGACTTAACGAGCTTGCGGAGTTTATTGCAAGCGTTATACCGTGCGAATACTGCAATCATAAGACGATAGCGGAGTGCAAGGACTCAAAGTACAGGACGTGCGCGGGCGGGTTCGAAAAATGGCTGAAAAACGAAAGAGAATGACGCTTTTTGAAAGTATTAAAATGTTAAAAATCGCCTATGAGGGCGGAAAGTCGCTTTCATTTATAAAAAATCCGCTGTCGTACGCAATATATACGGTGCGGACGGTACGGAGGACGATTAACGGTCAAAAAAAAGAAAGGAGTAAAAAATAAATGAAAAATTCATACATTACAAGAGATGAAGCGGTTGTTGTGCTATATGAGTTAATTAACAGTTGTATATTAAGCGAGGAAGTTAATGACAATTTGAACAGCATAGCGACATGTATAGACGCAGAAGCTAAAAAAAACGTCTTTTTATGGGGCGCAGGGGAAGATGCCGAGGACTTGTTTAAAAGCGTAATATGTCCGTATGGATCAAGCGAAGAATTTAAAACAGCGGAGAATATAGAACGTTATGGAGCATGGAGAAAGCGAACGGAAGAGTTGTACGACAAATATAAAATTAAATGAGGGTGATTAGATGGAAAAGAGTAATCAGATAGTTATGCTTAGCGTCGACTCGCTTAGGGAACATCCGGACAACCCGCGTAAAGATTTAGGCGATTTAACTGAACTCAGCGACAGCATAAAGATAAACGGAATATTTCAGAATCTGACCGTCGTGCCGACCGAGGAAGCGGGCGGGAGCATAGAGGACAAGCCCTACACTATCATAATCGGACACAGGCGGACGGCTGCGGCGAAAAAGGCGGGAGTTAAAGAACTACCGTGCGTTATAGCTCACATGAGCAAAGAAGAACAGCTCTCGACTATGTTAAGCGAGAATTTGCAGAGAAGCGATTTGACTGTGTATGAACAGGCGCGGACGTTTGCGCAGCTGAAATTTGACTTCGGAATGTCGGACGGCGAAATTGCGAAGAAGAGCGGTTTTTCAAAATCAACGATAAAAAGCAGGCTCGAAATAGCTAAGCTCGACGGCAGAAAAATAAAAGAAGCCGAAGAAAACGGTGTACAGATAAGCCTCGAAGATTTAAAAAAGCTCGAAAAGATAGATAACGTCGAGACGAGAAACGAGCTTCTCGACGAAATCGGAGGATATAACTTTGATTGGAAGATTAAGAGAGCCGAAGACAAGGAACAGAGCGAGAAGCTGCTCAAAATATTAATGCCGGAGCTTTCGAATTTTGCGGTTAAAAGCGACAACAATTATAAGTACGGTCGTTACGATTATGCAATTATAAGAAATAAGAGTGAGGCAATCGGGTTCGTTTCGCCGTCAGCGAAGGAGATTAAGGATAATAAGTTTACATACTCGACCGTCGGCGGAAATGTATATATTTACAAAGAGCCGAAAAATGTAAAAAGAGAATGGAGCGAAGAAGAGAGAAAGGCAAAAGAAGCAAAGGCTGAAAAAGCGGAGTGCCGAAAAAATCTCGAAGATCTTTTTAAAACGGCGTGGGCGTGCAGATGTAACTTTTTATTTAATAATGCGCTCGAAATATATGACATGCTCGACGAATTTATTATCAAATGCATTTTGATCGGAGAAAAAAACATCAATTTAAACGCGCTCGAAGTCGGAATCGGAACAGCTGATATAAATGAAGAATACGACAGATATACGAGAGATTATACAGCTATGAAGGATTGCTTAAACAAGACTGCGCCGTCTAAAGTGAAGACAGTGTCAGCTGTGTACGGCATAGTAGGCGACAGCGTGAAAAACAACTGTTATATGTACAACGGAATGTACTCGTCCTACGACGGCGAGAGATTAAAACGTCTGTACGGCATGCTCGAAGAATTCGGATACAAGACGAGCGCGGATGAAATGGCGCTGGTGGACGGAACGCACCCGGCATATTACAGAGAAGACGGATAAGCGTATATATAATAGTATATATATACTTATTATATAGGGCAAAAAAAACGGGCGGATAATCGCCCGTTGAAAGCCTTGTATTTTATAGTAATAAGTCAGCGGAAATCACGTACAAAAAGCAAACAAAGGAGATGAAAAAAATGAGCGTATGCGATAAGCCTGGTCGCGTCGCGTCGGGCGTGAGAGTTTGCTCAACTGCTAAGGCTTACCTTAACGAAGTATTAGAGCAGATAGAATTTGACTGCTTTTCCGAAAGTCAGATAGGAGACGCGGAGAGAATTGCGCGGGTAATAGCCGAAGTCTATTCCCTGCCGGCTGAAAGCATGATAAGAATAGACGGAAATTCGTTAAATGCGTCGTTTGTTGCGAGCATGTACGAGGAGATTGAAAACGAGGACGTTGTAAACGTTATCGAGAAGATGAAAAACACGGGCGAAATTAAATTCTTAAAATCCTACATCAGAACTGCGTTGTATAACGCAGTCATAGAAAAATAAACGAGGAGGTGTACCCATGGTCACGCGGGAGAAGAAAACGAAGAGCGGTAAGCTGTTAGAGATTGACATATATCCGACGTTTAAATCGGGCAAGGCGATCCCCGACGGAAAAAACAAAGAGTCGAGCGAAGCGCAAAAAAAATACAACCGCAACAGGGCGGTTAAAAAGCTCGTCAGGCTCGTAAACGCTAACTTCGGCGAGGGCGACCACTGGGTGCACCTTACATATAAAGCGGAGAACGCGCCGCAGAACGAAAAAGAAGCCCGGCGAGACATCCGCAATTTTTTACGCCGAGTCAAGACTCGCAGAAAAACGGAGTTAAAAAAGGCTGAAAAGGAACTCGAACAGATAAGTGCGTTGAGAAACGCGGGAATGTACAACGAATACATTGAGAACCAATACATAAAAGCAAAGGCTAAAAAAAAGAAGCTCAAAGAAGAGCTTAAATATTTATACGCTATCGAGGCGGTCGAGTATAAATGCGCCAAGTTAAAAGGGCGTAAAAACTGGCACTTTCATTTATTCATGACGGGCGGACTTGACGAGGGGGCAATATATGCACTTTGGACAAAAGGCGAATGTAAAAGAGTGAGCAAATACCGACCCGATAAATTCGGGCCCGAAACGGCGGCTCGATATATGATTAAGGATCCGAAAGGCTCCCGCAGTTTTTCGGGCTCAAAGAATTTAAAAAAGCCCGTTGTTCGAACGCGCGAAACAACTCTGACTCCGTCAGCGGTTGAAAGAATCGCGCGGACGAGAGTCGACGACAGTAAATACTGGGAAAGAAAGAACAAAGGATATAAGTTACTGCGGACTTACGTACGTTGGAATGACTATAATAAACACTGGTATATTACTGCAGTAATGTATAAGACGGAGGACGAAGCTCCGCCGTGGGAATGGGAGGCTGACGAATGGGAAAGCTAAAAAGAAGCGAGGGCGACGAACAGAAAGCGTTGTTCGAGTGGGCGGAATGGAATTATACGATTTATCCGGAATTAAAACTCATGTATCACATTCCGAACGGCGGATATAGAAATAAGGCGGAAGCTGTGAAGTTGAAAAGACAGGGAGTCAAAAAAGGCGTCCCCGATATTTGTCTGCCCGTTCCGCGCGGAAAATTCCATGGTCTGTACATAGAATTAAAAACAGACGACGGCAGAGCGTCGAAAGAACAAATTGACTACATAAAAGCCCTAAATAAAATAGGCTATGCGGCGGAGATTGCGCGCGGATTTGAACAGGCGGTCGAGGTTATAACACGATATCTCGAAATAAAGGGGGCTTAGACTTGCGGAACAAAATAATTATCGACAGGTTTAAACTCGGCGAAAGTCCCTACGGAATTCTCGCCGCTCACGGATGGCTCGTTACATACCTACGCATGCATCAGAACGCGGACGGACGGAGCTTTTTGATTAACACTCCGAAAGGAGACATCACCGCGACTGACGGCGATACTATAATCGCGTACAATGACGGAACGCTTGACGTAATATACGGTCAGCGGAGTATTGTACGCGGTCAAGAGGAATGGAGGTGTTAAAAATGAGCAAACCGAAAAACAACATCGAAAAGATTATCGATGAAATAAAAGAGCATGAACGTCTGACCGGCAGACGTTACACTTACGGCGAGTGGATGTTTAAAACGCGCGGGATGAAAGTTATCGTCATGCCGAGGCGCAATGAAAAAAAGCGCAGAAGCTACACGCCGTGGAGCGACGAAGAGACGAAGAGACTCGGAGAGCTTGTCCGCGGTCAGAAGACAACGGCGGAGATTGCAAAAGAGCTTAAACGTACAAACGAGAGTGTTTACAAGAAGATTGTCGCCGTCGGACTCTATGACGAGTGGGCGCGGGCGCAGAAGTTTGCGCGGAGGGCAAGAAAGTGAGGAACGAAAACGATTATCTCGTAAAATGCCCTTTTTTTCGCGGATGGAATATGACTCAAATCGGCTGCGAGGGCGTCGGAGGACGAGAAAAGTTAATACTTGTATTCCGCGGTAAGGACGACGTTAACAAGTGGCTTTTAAAGTACTGCCGACGGCACGAGTGGAAAGCGTGTCCGTATGCGGAGTTTTTAAAAAAATACAAATATAATCTTGATGGCGGAAAAAAAGTGTGATAAGATAAAAACGCGGGGAAGTTCGTGGATTCTCCTTCCCGACGCATTTTTTCACATCCTTTCAGTTTATAAAAAAATAAAGACGGAAAACGGCTGTGCGCTGTCTCCCGTCTTTATTTTTTTAGACAAAAAAAGAACAAAGCTCCGAAGAAGAATCGGAGCTTTGCCTTGCCGAACTACGGCAGCGGTTTCCCGCGAAATAAAAAATCAACTTGCGGAGTGAGAACATCCGCCGATCGGCGGTGATAAAAAAGAACTCCGCATGGATATAATAGCACATGCGGAGAGAAATGTCAACGGGAATTTTCAGTTCCGGCTGTCGATAGTGATTACGAACGTGCCGGATTCTTCAAATTTCCAAATTGTCCTCGCGTAAGTTGCAATATCGCTCCACTCTGCGTTATTTGACGACTATACCGCCGTATTTTCTGAAAATATTTTGTGCTTTCTCTATGCTTTCGATGTCTTCAAAAAAGTTTCTGCAAAGATAAGCGTCATTCTTGACGCGGACGAAGTGTAAAAATTTTTTTTTGAGCTTGCCGTTGTCTTCTTTTATTTGAATTGGATATTTTTAGAAATTGCCAAAGAATTAAGCTCTTTTATAACGAGAGTTTCAGCCCATTCGGGAGGCAGATGCTTGTCTGCCTCCCAATCCTGTATGGTGCGACAGGGAATATTGAGTTTTTCGCTCATTTTTTGCTGGGTTAGCCCCGCCGAAAGGCGGGCTTGTTTTAATTTATTCATCGTTGTTCGCGTTTTTTTTGAGTATTTTTATTACTGCTTTCGAGTAGTCGTAAAAAATGACATCACAAGGCTCATCGACTGTGACGAACTTATAAATTCCGTCCCCGTTTTTGTCTACCTTTTAAGTTTATTTTTTTTAATTCGGGCGGAATGACCGCCGCCCGTCGGGTTGTTTTTTTTAGAACCCGTGTTCTTCGAGTTCGTCGTCAAAATCGCTGAGTCCGTAAGTATCGCGAAGTTCTTTCTTTGTTCCTAGGTCGAATTCCTCGGCATAATCGTCATAGCAAGAGTAGCGACTTAAATAAAGATGAATTTTTGTTTCTATGGAAAAGGGAGCGAATTCGACGTCGCTGCATATAACTTCCTCATTTTCGCTAAGGATTTCATCAGGTGTAAGATGTTCAATGTCGAGGTCATCCGGAACGGATATCTCCATTCTTTCAGAATAAACGTCGCAAATGCTGAATCTGACAGGTTTCCCGGGGATTACTTCTACGTCCGAATTTCTCTTTTTTAAAAGGTCGCGAACCTTTGACTCTGCTTTTTCTACGGCTTCCTTATCGTCTGCTCTTACGATAAATATCGGTTCTGTCTTGTCCGGAGTTAAATCTGTGCCGTCAATCCCGAAGGTAAATCCGGGATAAAGCCTCCTCCCTTTTGTATCGAGATTAGAGATGACTGATGTTCTTTCGTTTAATGAGATGATTACTAATTCCATTGTTTTTTTCTCCTTTTTTTGTTTAAGTTGATTTTTTTACCGCGGGGATTAACTCCCTTTGATGTCTCTATTATATCACGAATTTCGTGAGTTGTCAAGAGTTTTTTAATTTTTTTTCACTTTTTTTGAAAAAATTTTCTCGTTGGCTTTGAAAAACGGGGGCGTTCTTTTCGGGGAAAAAAAATGATAGAATTAAAAAGGCAGGTGAGTGAATTTTGAAATATGACTATAAAAAGGCAGAGCTTTATTATACGCGCCATAAGGGCGCGACTGTAAAAAGTTGTTCAGAAAAATACAAAATACCCCTTTATTCTTTGAGAAAGAAGGCGACCGCCGACGGCTGGGTCGAGAAAAAGCGAAAATATTGGGAAAATGTTACCACCAAATCAAAAGACAAGTCAGCGGAACATGATGCGGATAAGCTCGCGAGCGTGGCGAGGGCGAGCGCGGAGGCGGCGCGAATTCTTGAGGAAGCGTTAAACGACCCGGAGCAATTTTACAGATATTTAATTTCAATAAGCGACAGCGATGGCGCGAGCGATACCGTCGAGCGTAAATATTCCAAATTGGATACAAAGAGCATGCGCGAGGTCGTAAGCGCGTTAAAAGACTTAGTCTCGGTTATCCGCAACGTCGACAATTTGCCGACAGAGGGCGAGAAGTTAGCGCGGAAGATTCAGCGCGAACGCTGGAATCTTGAAAAAAAAGAAAAGGAAGCGCAGAAAGAGAGTAAGAACAGCGATATTGTCGTATCGTTTGAGGATGAGACGGAGGAGATGAGCGGATGAAAGCGTTAAACGTCAAATTTCCTCCGCCAAATGAAAAACAGGCGTTATTCCTGAATGAGCACGAGCATAAACACATAGGCTACGGCGGAGCGCGAGGGGGCGGAAAGTCGTGGGTCGTGCGGGTCAAGGCGATACTTTTATGTCTTAAGTACCCGGGGATTAAACTGATAATAATCAGGCGTACTTATCCCGAATTAATAAACAACCATATCCGCCCTCTGCGCGAGATGTTTGTTACCTCGGGACTCATGCCCGAATACGTCAAGTATAACGACAAGGAAAAGCGTTACACGTTTTTCAACCGTTCTACGATAACGTTTATGTACTGTTCGCGGGATTCCGACCTGGACAGACTGCAGGGCACGGAATGGGACTGCATTTTCCTTGACGAGGCTACACAGCTGAGCGAGTATCAGATTAAAAGCATAACGGCGTGCTGCCGAGGCGTTAACGACTTTCCGAAGCGCGTATATTACACGTGCAACCCCGGAGGACAGAGCCACGCGTATTTTAAACGGCTGTTTGTCGACAGAGAATTCGAGGACGGCGAGAACGGGGACGACTACACGTTTATCCAGGCTCTCGTGACCGACAATAAGGCGTTGATGAGCAAACAGCCCGATTATATAAATCAGCTCGAGGCTCTGCCGGCTAAATTAAAAGACATGTGGCTTTACGGCAAGTGGGACGTGTTCGAGGGTATGTTTTTTGAGGACTTTATAATAAATCCTCTGCATTCGAAATGCGAAGAGCTCAAAATGACAGCCGACGAGCTTAGAAAAGCACACAGGTTCTGTCACGTTATAGAGCCGTTCGACCCGAAGGGCATGAATATTTACAGAAGCTACGACTTCGGATATAATAAGCCGTTTTCATGCGCGTGGTGGGCGGTCGACTCCGACGGCGTGATATACAGGATATTGGAATACTACGGCTGTACGAAAACGCCGAACGAGGGAATAAAAATTCCGCCCGACGAGCAGTTTGCGAATATAAAGCGGATAGAAAACGAACACCCGTATTTAAAGGGGAAACGTATACTGGGCGTCGCCGACCCGTCGATTTGGGACACGTCAAGAGGAGAAAGCGTGGCGGAGACTGCGGAGAAATACGGAATATATTTCGACCCCGGGGACAATAAGAGAATCCCCGGGTGGATGCAGTGCCATTACAGACTCGCGTTCGACGAAAACGGATATGCAATGATGTACGTTTTTAACACGTGCAAGGCGTTCATTCGCACGATTCCGACGTTAATGTATTCGTCGTCGAATCCCGAGGATTTAGATACCTCGCTCGAAGACCACGCGGCGGACGAGTGGCGGTACTTCTGCATGACGAGACCCATTCCGCCGAGAATAAAGAGCGAAACGCATATACCCGCGTTTGACCCGCTCGAGATGAACAAAAAACCGAGCGGTTACGGATATGCAAATTCGATTTTGAGGTGATTTTTCTTGAAAATAACAAGAGACGAAAACAAAGAGAATGAATTAAACGGTCAGCGGAACGATATTCCGCCCGCAATGCCGATATTGCCGAGAGCCGCGGGAGGGACGCAGGAAGTTGACAGACGCGTCAATCTCGGTCAGACCGGTGCCGACAATCCTAATCTCTACGCGCAGGGCGCAAACGGCGCAGTCATGCCGGGCGTTAATCAGCCGGGCGAGATGTTCGGCGCGCCGATAATAGGAGAAACGCAGGTAAAAGAAGCGTTAAGAACGCTCGAAAAATACCGACAGGGCAAATCGAGCGTTGAAAGACGAGTCGTGCAGGCGGAAGACTTCTGGAAGCTCCGCCAATGGGGACGGGCGGAGAATGAAAATAAGCGTGCGACTCCCGCTACGGCGTGGCTATGGAACGTCTTAGTCTCTAAGCATGCCGACGCAATGGACGCGCTTCCAGAGCCTAACATTCTGCCGAAAGAGGAAAACGACAAAAATGAAGCTAAAATGCTGTCGTCAATAGTTCCCGTCGTGCTCGCGCAGAACGGATTTAAAAAAGTTTACTCGGAAAATATGTGGGATAAGTTAAAACAGGGTACGGGCATTTACGGCGTGTTTTGGGATAACAACAAATTAAACGGCTTAGGCGACGTTGCCGTTCGTAAAATCGACGTTTTAAACTGTTTTTGGGAGCCGGGCGTTTCCGACATACAGGACAGCGCAAACTTTTTTTCTGTCGAACTGCGGGACAAAAAGAATATCATTGCGAATTATCCTGACAAAGCGTCGGAACTTGAAAAAAATCTCAAAGGCGGAGTTTTGACCGTAAAGAAATACAGGGCGGACGATACCGTTGACGATACGGATAAAGCGGTCGTTGTCGACTGGTATTATAAGAAAACCGTCAGCGGAAGAACGATACTGCACTACTGCAAGTTTGTAAACGACATTGTTTTGTTTTCGACCGAAAACGACCCGTACAACTTCCCCGACGGATTATATGACCACGGCAAATATCCGTTTGTATTTGATGTATTTTATCCCGTCAAGGGCAGTCCGTGCGGTTACGGCTATACCGACGTTCTCAAAGACGACCAAATTCAGATAGACGAACTTTCCGACGCGCTTATAAAAAACGCAAAACAGGCCGCGAAACGGCGTTATTTCTCGAAGATGTCGGGAGGAGTAAACGAGGAAGAGTTTGCAGACTGGGATAAAGATATAGTTCACGTCGAGGGCGATCTCGACGAAAAACACGTAAAGGCTATCGAAGTCCCGTTGCTTAATTCGATTTATTATTCTTTGCTCGAATGGAAAGTCAGCGAGATAAAAGAGACGAGCGGAAACCGCGACGTTAACAACGGCGGAACGAGCGCAAGCGTTACGGCAGCATCGGCAATCGCGGCGTTGCAGGAAGCGAGCGGAAAGACAAGCAGGGACTTTATCAAGACGACGTACGACGCGTACGAGCAGATTGTTAAGATTGTAATCGAATTAATCAGGCAGTTCTACACAGAGACGCGTAAATTCCGAATCGTCGGAACGAGCGGAGCAATGCAGTTTGTCGATTATTCAAACGCTAATATCGCGCCGAATCCGCAGCCCATGACCGACGCGGACGGAAATGTTATCCCCGGAGCCGAAGAAGAGATCAGGCTCCCCGACTTCGACATCGAGGTGACGGCGCAGAAAAATATCGCATACACAAAAGCTGCACAGAATGAACTTGCATTGCAGTTTTACAACGCGGGATTTTTTAATCCGCAGTTGAGCGACCAGGCACTTGCGACCGTCGCTATGATGGATTTTGACCATAAAGATGATGTTATCGCTGAAATCAGCGAAAACAGAACGCTGTACGACCAGGTCATGCAATTGCAGCAGTTAAGCGTCACGCTGTTAAGTGAGCTGAATCCGCAGAAGGCGGCGGAACTTGCGCAGAGTTTCGGCATGGAGGTTCCCGCAGGGGGCGGAGGAACAATAAATCCGTCAGCGGTCAGCGGACAGAGCGACGAGACGAGCGAGAATATCGGCGGGGAAAGTTCGGGCGTGGCAAACGCGAGAGAGAGGACGAGGAACAGCACGCAATTATAATTTTGAGCGGGGGCGTTCATTTTTGCGCTCTCGGTGTGCTACAATGACTCTAGACACCACGGAGAGACGTGAGTATAAGGCACCGCGGAAAGACGCGCGTAAAAAAAGAAAGGAAGATTCGGAGTATGCTTTTAGACGTTAACATTCAGCTTTTTGCAGAGGGCGCGGGCGACGGCTCGGGCGCAGACGGAGCGGACGGCGCAGAGAGCGCGGTCAATGCCGAAAATACGAAAGCGAAAGCAGAAGAGACGGAAGAGGACGAGACTCTGCCCGAGGAGTCGGAAAGTGAGAAGAGAACCCGCGAATATGCGGAGTTTAAAAAGAAATTTAAGAACGAATTTAATGAGGAAACGCAGAATATTGTCCGCGGACGGCTTGAAAAGCTCGGAAAAGAAAACGACCGTTTTCGTTCGGCGATTGAAAAAATCGGAGTGCAGTACGGCATAATGTCGGGCGACGTCGACGCCATACTCGACAGAATGACAAACGACAGAAGCGTGTTCGAGCGAAGAGCCGAGGAAATAGGGTCGACGGCTGATAATGTCGAAAAGATGTTTAACCTCGAAATGCAAAATAAGCGAAGCGAGGAAGAACTGAGACGGCAGGCAGCCGAAAGACAGTATCAGAACTGGCAGGAGCAGTCAAACGAAGTACGCGGCATGTACGACGACGGATTCGATTTTAATGTTGAAATGAATACGAATCCCGAATTCCGCCGTCTCGTTGTTAATAACGTGCCGGTTAAAACGGCGTACGAGGTCACTAACCGTGATAAACTTAGCCGGCGCGTCGCGAAGATTACGCACGACAAGACGGAAAAAGCCATTACGGATAGAATCAAAGCACGCGGGAACAGACCCGCCGAAAACGGAGCCGGAGCTAACAGCGCGGGAACAATTGCGTTTAATCCCGCACGCCTTACCAAAGAACAGCGCGAGGATATAAGACGGCGCGTAAAGGCTGGGGAAAAAATATCGTTCTGAATTTCGTAAATTAATGCGAAAGAAGGAAAAATAAAATGAAATTAAACAAAATGCTGAAAGTTAATATTCAGCTGTTCGCCGACGGAAGCGACGCAAATAAAACCACACAGGCGTCGATGTCGGCGGAGATGAAAACGTATTATGATACGGAGCTCCTCGAAAACTCAAGGAAAGACCAGTACTTCAGCCAGTTCGGCGAAAAACAGCCTCTTCCCGCAGGCAAGGGAAATAAGGTCGAGTGGAGAAAGTGGGATACGTTCGACAAGGCTCTCACTCCGCTTGAGGAGGGTGTGACTCCGAAAGGACAGTCGTTTGGTTCGACTAAGATTGAGACGGAATGCTATCAGCACGGCGCATATACGAAGATTACCGATAAGCTCGAACTCCAGACCATCGACGACGTTATTTTAGGTGCGACGGAAGAGATGGGCGCGAGCGCGGGCGAAACACAGGACACGCTCATCAGAAACAGAGTCATTGCCGGAACGAACGTATATTATGCACCCGACGGCAATACTGCCGTAACGTCGCGCAAGGATATTAAAGCAAAATGCATCTTAACGCCTACGCTTGTTAATAAAGTTGCGACAAAGCTTAAAAA